TCAGTGGCCAAACATGTCGCCCTGCCGGCGAGCCATTTCTTCTTGTCGAACGGCCTTCACGATCTTGTAGACCCATTGAATCGACACGCCGTACTTGCGCGCGAGTTCGCTATGGTTGGCGCCATCGAAATCGTCAAAGATACGGCGGTCTCTTTCAGATAGCCTGATCGAAAGCCCCATCGGGAAGTAGACGTTTTGGCCGCCCCAGTGGATGGCCATACGATTGGCGATCTCTCTGCCCAGCTGTATGGCGCGCTCTTGCTCCATGCTCGCCAGTTCCACCAACGCCACCGCCACATGATCCGCCAGGTCGAGAAGCAGTTCAGGGCCTTTGCTTCGAAATTGGTCTCTCATTGCATGGTCTCCTTGGTGAAGTGGGCCAGCACCGCCTGGAAATCCGTCTCGGTCATCTCCGCGACGCTGGTCTTGTGGCCAAGCACAGCGCTGGCGACCTCTCGCATTTTCTCTTCCTGCGCCGCCTGCACTTCAATCCCTGTCGGCACCGGTAACCCCATGGCCTTGTGTAGCTGAGCCCGGCGAGCGTTGATCACTCGCTGGCGCCATTCCTTTAGATGCTCAATCACCAGGCTGGCCTGCTCCGTCGACAGCCACTGCAAAGTATCGACCTTGGCCATGCGCTTCACGAATGTCGCCAGGGCTTCCTCGGATGCGTTACGCACCACTTCCATGCCGGCAAGCTCCAGCCATATGCCGCGAATCATCTTTGACTGGCAATCTTTCGCCAGGGGCCGTCCGCCGGCTTTGGAACGCACCTTAAAGCCTGCCTGCTTCATGTATTCCAAAACCTGGCTGAGCTGTGGAATGGTCAACTTCGACGACGAGGCTTGCTTTCCAATCCGCTGCAGGATGGCGCGATAGCTGTCGTCATCCAGTGCGAGATCGCGTTTGGCGACGTGGATCAAGCGGATCAGGCGCTGACGGTTGTCGACATGCGTCACAGGAAGCTTTCCATTAGCGCCCTTGGCCATCTCACACCCCCGCAATATCAAGAGCGATCGGCTGGTACTGATCCGTCTCGCCGATGCGTTCGTAAACACGAATGTAGGACTTGCTGCCCACCACCTGGACGGCCTCGCTGATAGCCACCATCGCGCGCTGCCAGCGTTCGTCCTTGATCTCGTAGCGGCGTAGGGCCAACACGCGGGCGGTGTTGATCTGGCCCTCTTTGTCGCTGTCGAAGGCCTTGTTGACGATCGCCTGCAGCTCCGGCCGCGCGCCTTCGGTCCAGTCCGCCAGGCACTCGTCGATCAACACGCGGGCGGCTTGCAGCCGTTCGTCAAAGGCGATGCGGTCCTGAATCGCCCGCTGGATGCGGTACTTGCCGTCGAAGCTGTAGAGGGTCAAGTTGCCCTTTTTGCCGCCCAGCTTGGCATCGTATTGCTCCACCGACATATCAATGAAGGCGGAGATGTCGCCAAACGCCTGTGCCTTGAAGTCCGCCAGCACCTTGGTGACGCCACGGGCCTTATCGACCAGTTCCTTCACCAGCCGGTCGCGTTCCTTGTCGATCGGCTTGATCAGACTTTCGGGAACCAGGCAGCCCTTGGCGTCTTGCCAGTAGCCGGCGGGTACGTTTTGCTCGGTAGTCATTTGCTGATCCTCATCATCATTTGCTTCACTTTCGCCAGTTCCTTCCGGTTCTTCCGCAGCCACTCATCGGTAAATTGCGGTTCGGCCGATGCGCTCCAGAACTGGCGAGGGCGGGTATTCGGTACTTCAGCCTTGGGCTCAACAGGAGGCTCGGCCTTGCTCTCCTCCGGGGCCGGCGCCGAGTTCGCCGGCGCAACCTGGAACGACTTCAGCTCGTCGAGGTAGTCCAGCCAGACGATTTGCCGGGCCTCGCGGCGGTCAGTCCCCTGCGCCACCAGCCGCTCCACCTCTTCGGCCAGACGCTGCCGGGTGGCAGCGTCCAGTTCCGGTTGCGCCGTGTTCATGCAGCCCTGGACGCCAGCTGCAGCAGCCGGCGCTTGCTCCGAACCAGTTGTCGGCCGGTGCGGTAGAGCAAGTAGAAGGCCTCACGGCTGCAGGCAGATGGCAACACCATCTTTTCCTGGTCCCAGTCCGAGCTGCTGAACTGCATCGCCGGGTCGATGCGCTCCTCGTCCTCAAACTGCAGCGAGTACATGTCCGCTACTAACTCCAAGGTGTGGTTACCGCAGAGGTAGATGTCGAAATGAGGTTGGCCGGCATAGGCCTGGCGCATGATCCTGGGGGACTGGTACGCCGCGATGCGCACCAGTGCTGCTACTTCCTGATTCAGTTTGTGCATGTTGATCTCCTCAGTTTCCAAACTCGGTCCACACCACACGGCAGCGGCCCAGCATGAATTGGCCTTCCCGGTACGGGCCGCAGTGATCACGCCGGCCGTAGCTGTAATAGACCGCCTCGCCCTGGTTGATCATGCGCAGGCACTTGCCGCAGCTTTGGATGCGGATCGTAGGGCGCAGCACGGACGACAACTCCACCGCCACCACCACAAAACCGTTTTCAGCCAACGCTTCCACCGAATCGACCACACCACGGATGGCCGACAGCACTACCTGGTTGCTGTTGGGCGTTTTTGAGATAACCGCTTGAGGCACCATGTCACACCCCCTTGACCACATCGGCGTTGACCAACGGCACCCCCAGGTCGGCGGCCAGGTTCATGCACGCCGTCAGCAAATTGCCCACCGCCAGCGGGTACAGCAGCGACACTGTCTCCGGGCGATCCCGGCGCGTGGCCACCGTCAGCTTGGCGCGCAAGGCGTCGATGCCGCTGGCGTCGATCACTTCACCGACTGGCTTGCTCATGCGCTCGAATTTGAACTTCAGGTATTCGTCCAGGCGGCCGCCCTCAAGCGGTGCCAGCTCCACCATCTCACAGCGCTGCACCACCTCGCGCACGGCCGCGTCGCGCTCGCTCAGCTTGGTTTTCAGCTCGGGCTGACCGATCAAGATGATCGACAGCAGCTTTTTGAAGCCCAGCTCCAATTCGAAGAAACGCTTCAGGTGCTTGATGGTGGGGATAGGCAGCGCATGGGCTTCGTCGATCACCAGGCAATGGCGGAAGCCGGCGGCGTGGCTTTCCTTGAGCGCCTTGTGCAACTGGGCAAAGCGCGCCTCGGGGCTGCTCTTCGGCTTCTCCAGCGGCGCCACGGCGGCCATGAGCGCCTCGGCGATGTGCGTGGCTTTCAGGGTCTTGCCCTTCTGGTCGTTATCCTCCATGCCCAGCACATAGGGCTTGATCAGCAGGATCGGCTGGGTCTCGCGCAGGATGCGGTCCTCAAGATCACGCATCAGCGTGGTTTTGCCGGCGCCGGATTCGGCCACCACCGCCAGCAGGCCGCCGTGTTTGGCGGTCTGCAGCATCGCTTCGCGGACATAGCGGATGTCCGGGCTGACGTACATATCCTCATGCGACTGGATGGCGTCATCGCCAAATGGGTCGCGGAATAAGTTGAAATGCTTGCGGGTCGCTGGAAACAGCGCTTGTTTACGCAGTAACATGGATTCCTCCTGGTTGGACTCTGTAGCGGTTTTCGACGGGGAGACCGAGCGGGCCGCGTTGGCGCGCGGCTCGCTCACCTCTTCAAAGACGCTGTCGATGTCGCCATCGGCCGCGCCGTGCGCCTGCAGAAAGCGGATGATGCTTTCCTGCAGATCGGTTTCATCCAGGCTCTTCGGCCATTCGCCGTGATTGACGATCTGGGCCACCGAGGCTTGGGATAGGCCGAGGTGTTCGGCCAGATCAGACTGCTTGCGGCCCACGGCCTGCAGTACGCTTTTCAGCTTCAACATGACACTCTCCTTATGCCGTCTTCACCACGCGAAGCGGCGACTTCATGCCCGCTGTGGGGCTGCATAGCTCGGCCACAATCGCGTCGAGCTGATCTTCGGGAACGCCGGCCGGGTTGCGCTGGGCCAGCCACTGGAAACGATCCGCCGTCCATTCGCCACCAGCGGCGGTCACGCGCTGTTTCAGCTGTTTGGCGGCTTCGATCAGAGTCAACGGCGGGAACTCGACCTGGGGCGCGGCCAGTCCGTGTTCGGTGCCACGGCGCGGCAGGTAGGCCGGCAGCTCCGCCTCTTCGATATGCTTGTAAGGGTCAAGGCGGCCGCCAAAGGGAATCTCTTTGGCCTTGCGCGCGGCCTCGGCCGCCGCCAGGCTGTCGGTGCCGGTGACGATCTGTTCGATCTGCTTGAGCGCGGCCTGGGCCGGTGTCTCGGCGTGCTGTTTGTAGGACTCGCCCAAGGTGGCGGCCGTCGTGGCGAACCCGAACTCGTTTTTCAGCACCTCGTTCACCACATGAAAAACCTCGCGCCCGTCTTCGCCCACCAGGACCACTTGGGCGGCGTCCTGACGCCACGGGTTGCGGGTGACCATCAGCTTCTCGCCCACCATCACCTCCGGCACCGTCGACACGTCGTACTCCCGTCCTTGGAACGACACCCGCAGCTTCGGCGATACCTTGCGGCTTTCCGGCTGAGCCACCGCCAACTCGCGGCATACTTCCACAGCGGGCGCCTTGATCAACTGGCTGGCCAGAATGGCCATCCAGGCCTGGCTGCGGGTTTTGCCATGACGGCTATGGATGGCGGTGGCGTTGAAATGCATGCGCCACCGCTTGGCCAGCGCGTTGAGCTCATCCAGGCTGTTGACCGGCTGAAACTTCAGGCCAGGCTCCAGCTTGCGTTCGATGATGTTGCGCGCGTTCTCCACCTGGCCGGTGGCGCGGGCATTGCCCACCTTATGGACAAGCAGCTCGATGCCCAGCGCGCGGCATAGATTGCGGGACATCGCGGCGGTGTTGGCCGAGCCGGCGTCCAGCATCAACTTGCGCGGCACGCCGTGCAGCAGATCGGCGCCGCCGCGTTCCTGCATCGCATTGATCAGCACCGAACACAGGTTCTCGCCGGACTCCGCGCCCATCACATACTCGACATAAATCCAGTCGCTGGCGTGGTCGGTGATTTCGTAGCTCCACACCCGGTCACTGGCAATGCGCGCCACGTTCTTCGGCTTGTTCTTGTAGAACTCAGCGTGGTCCATCACCCGCAAGCCGTTGGCGCGGACATCGGCCGAGGGTTTCAGGTAATAGAGCACGCACAAGCTGGCGTCGATTTGCCATACATGGTTCGGGTGCAGGCTGGCCAGCTCGGTGACAGGCGCCGGGGCCAGCAGTTGATCCGGGTGCAGGCCGTAAGTGCGCAAGGCGCGGGAGATCGTGCTTTCCGACAGTGGCCGCAGCTCGCCGGTTGCGGTATCCAGGAACTCGGCCCGGATCATGCCGTTGGCGCGTAGGGTCTCGATGGCGTCCGCCACCGAGTACAGCCGCTTGCCGTTCTTCCGGGTGGACTCCATCAGCAGCGCGGAGATCAGCAGCGCCTCGTCGCGCTCCAGCGCGCTCTGCCCCGCATCCGAACGGCGCTTGCGCGGCGACGTCAGCGTCAGTTCCTTGATCTTCTTCATCAGCGTGGCGCGAGAGATGCCCAACTCGCGGCAGGCCGCATCGTAAATGGCACCCTTGTCGCCATGCCCGGCTGTGCGGGCGGCCAGGGCTGCAGCCACAACACGTTCGTTCATGACGGCGCTCATGGCTTACCCTTCCGCCCGCAGCAGGTCGAGCTGACCATCATTGGCCGGCAGGACCGGCTCAGGATCGCGCAGCCAATCCGGTGTTTCCTGCCCGTCTGGGCGTTCCTTGACGCCGAACTCACTGCGCAACTGGCGGGTGGACAGCTCCAGCTGGCCAATCAGGCCGGCCATGAAGTCATCATGCGGCAGCCCGTGTTTTTCGGAGTGCTCGACCAGGGCCTGGAAGGCGGCATGCAGCTTGCCGCGCACCACGGACTCGGCCTCGAACGCAAACTGGCTGGCTTCCTTGCGGATGTCCGCGCCCTCCACATCCGGCGGCGGCACCTGGACGCGGGCCTTCTTGGTGGACAGCTTGGCCGCCAGCTCGTCGAGCTTGGTGTTTTTGTCGGATAGCAGCCGGGCTTGCGCCTCGGCGTCCTCACGAGCCTCGCGCAGCTTGGCGCGCAGTTCCTTGACGCTCATGGTGGCAATGTCGTCGAGCGACAGGTCACCGGTCTGGCCGGTCAGCTCCAACTCTTCGATCTGCTCGTCGTCCAGGACCAGCATCTCGAACAGCTTGGTCTGGTTCCCAATGGCCTTCAAAGTTGCGTTTGACGGCAACTTTGAAAACTTGGCCGCAGATTGAATAAAGCGGCTTGCAACGTACTTGTCGATCCCGAGCGCATCAAGCCGAGTGGCAAACTGTCCATGCTCACACGCTTCCTTCAAGACCCGCAGGCCGCGCCCGACTTCCAGGCACGCCTCGACGCTACGACGCATATTGGCCGCGATGTCGCGTTGGATCAGGTCGGGATCGGTGCAGTCGGCGGGCAGTTGATAGCCCAGTTGCTCGGCCACGGCGCGCACCGTCGCCTCTTGTTCGGCGTGCATCACCGCCAGACGATTAGCGGCCTCGGCCATGGCGGGCAGCGCTGGCAAGGCGTTGTCGGCAGCTTGGGGTTGGGTTTCTGTAGCTTTACGGGCCATGTTCTTCTCCGATTACAGATAGTTGGTTGCCAGGCGGTTCTGGATTTCGTCGATACGCTGCTTGGCGCTGTCCAGACTGCGCAGGATGGACACGGCGTGCTGAGCCAGCTTCACCGAGGGGCGGATGCGCCCGGTTTCCGGAATGCGCTCGACAAAGCCCTTTTCCTCCAACGTCGCCACGTAGCGAGTGATGTTCGACGGCGACAGCTCGGTGGCTTTGGCCAGTTCGCCCGGCGTCAGGCCGTGGGCGAAGTGCCCGAGCAACACGGTCAGGACTTCCAGCACCTTTTCGGCGCTCTTTGTGGTTTGGCTTGGCACGCTCATAAATAGCCTCCCAATTCCAGTTCGGGTTGCAGGTGTTTTTCGACATTGCCGCGATGCCAGGCCAGGCCTTCCATGGCCTGCTGGATGGCCGCCAAGGTATCGGCGGCTTGAGCCTTGCCGGCTAGAACTGCAGCAGCCGGCCAGCGGCGTCGTTCAGTACGCTCTGCAAGGTCTGCATGTCTTCGGCGGAGGCGTTGCGGCCAGACGGAATATCGATCAGCAGGCTGCCACCGCTGGCGGCCAGCCACCGGGTGGCGTAGTTGATGCCGCACACGGTTTCGTAGGCGCGGATCATGTTGGCGGGGATGCGTCCGGTCTGAATCCACTTGTAAACCGTCCAGTGGTCGCTCAGCCCCATGCGGTCGGCGATGCGCTCGACTGATAGGTTGTGACGCTCTTTGGCGTAGTCCTTGCACAGCTCCAGCGCATTGCGCAGCGAGCTTGGCTGGGTACGTTTCCAATTGCGCTTCGTCATTGGAATACCTCCAGTAAAGCGGCTTCCAAACAAAGTGCGGTTTTGCATCTGTCGCAAGACGTTTGCGCCAAGTAGCATGAAAAGCGGATAATTCGCACAAGGAAGCCAATGATGTCCGCACTGGAACAACGACTGCAGGCACAGATCACCGCGCAGAACCTGGTGATTGAGATGCTGCTGGACGCCACCATCAAGGCCGGCGTGCTGGATGCCCAGCAATTGGTCGACAGGCTGGAGCAATATGTGGCGGCGCCAAAGGCTGCCGGCCTAGAACCCGGAGCGGTGGCGGCGCTGGCTGGCGAAGTGGATGCGTGGGCGGACATGGTGTTTGACCTATATGGAAATCAGGCGGCCAGTCACGCAGCGGAACGGCGACGGGTTTGACACAAAGCGTTGGCAGGGTCGGTACAGATTTCTCCGGCCTTCATTCCCAACTTGATGGCGATCTCATGGGCTTGCCCACGGACACATTTTTTGCGGCCACCCAAAACCTCGAATACCAGGTTGGGCGAGAACTTGTTGGCGATCGCCCACTGGGTGATCGAGATGCCTTTGGACTGGAGCTCGGCACGAGCTTCAGCAGCGGTACGTAGTATCATGTTGGCTCCTGTAGAGGGGCTGATGGCGCTTAATTTGGTGCCGGTTAAGTTGCCGTTCGTGGTGGGACGGTGTGATCTATTATTGTGCAGAAATCTGCACAAGTCAAATGTTTATATGTGCGGAGATTTTCTCTTGATTGATGTAAGGCTTAGAGAAGAGCGGGACCGGTTGGGGCTGACCCAAGAGGTCTTTGCTGATGCAGCAGGAGCCAAGCGCCGCACGCTTGTCGACTGGGAGAAAGGTGTCTCCTCTCCGACTGCAGTACAGCTTTCCGCATTGGCTGCAGTGGGAGTCGACGTTCAATACGTCTTGACCGGGCAACGTAAGGGAAGTGGATTCGGGGAGTCTGCGGTGCATCAAGCGGTACTTGATGCCGTCGATTTGCTGTCGTTAGAGAAGAAAGTGGATGCAGTTCAGTTGGCTAAGGCTGTCGTCAAACTTGTGACGAAGTCTGCCCCATCAACCGAAAGCAGCGCTTCGGTGCAGGTCGCTGGAGACTTCAACGGCCAGATGGTCGAAGGAGATGCAATCAATACAGGCACAATGAATTTTGGTGGAAAGCATCGACATAAGAAGAGCTAAGAGGTTGTATGGAGACGAGCAAAAAACAAATCATATACGGCGACTTCAACGGGCAGCTGGCAAATGGCAACATCAATAACCATATCCACCACGACCAAGTGATCTGCTCCCCTTGGGCCTTACCAATCAAAAGTAGAGAGAAGTCCGTCACTGAAGGAGAATGACGGACATGAAGAAGAGCAGATTCACCGAAGAACAGATCATTGGCTTTCTCAAGCAGGCCGAA